CACCATTTGGCCACTATAACCATCCCAAAACTCTTGAACTTGGTTCCTAAAGTACAATTCATCCATAAAATTTTCTGCCATTCCCTCGATCGCACATAGGTCCTGGGCTAATAAGTAAACTAAACCAGACTTACCACAACCAGCTTTACCAAAAACTCGTATAACAACGGGTTCGGTACGTGGTTCTGCTCTTCTGGCTCCTTGGGCAATCACCTTATCATACAATTTACTTAACAAAGTCCAATATCTATTAAAGGGTTCTCTATGTTGGGGGGAAACTTTCATCTGATCCATACGTTTTATGAAATCTAATCCAGCAATGTGAGCATGTTCTATTCTTCTACAGTCTTTATAACTAACGGAAATATTGTCACAAGTCTTAAGACGGGAAAGTTGATCTACTTCATCAAACCAGGTTCTAACATCACTTAAAAATTTATTCATTCCTTCATCTGTGGGGGGCATTCCGGTAATAAACTCATAAACAGTATCATAAACTGTATCAAACACGCCACCAAGCGCGTCTAATATAGTTTTAAAACCTGTCGTGGCTCGTCCTAAATCACTGGTTCTTCTTAATACTACATCAATCAACTTTTGACAAGGGAGGGCCATTGTACCAACTACAGACATAACACATGTGATCAACATAGCGACAGCCCTAACACAGCTATCGCCAGCACTCTGTGCCGTGTATGACAATACAGAGGAGCAATGGGTGGATATAAAATTCCATGCTTTCTGAGCTAAAGTAAAGGTTACATTCCACGAAATTAGCAGGTCAATAAATATAGCTGCCAAATTAATCTTATTATTTAGGTTATTAATAATTAAAAACAATTTACAAGCTGTACTCATATAACACTGAGCACTACTAATGCTGTCTCCAACCTTACTAGTGAGCATTGTTATAAAAGACGTCATGTTATCATCCATTCCCAGTGTTACTTGATGGTTATGACTTAACATTTTATCAAACATTCCCTGAGCTACATATCTAGGTCCTGAGTCACTTATAGCGAACTTAGACATGACGGGTCCAGGGTTGGCTTCTACATCACCACATACAGTTAAATCTTCCTTATATAATTTAGTCATCTTTGCTAGTCTATTTTCAGCTGACAGTTTCCTAATGTGTCCAACAGATGTGAATACATGCGTCAAAGCTTCATCACAGCCATGGCACCTAGAAAATGTGGCATAAAAATTAGGGGTCGAATCAACGTTCTTAAAAATAAATTTACAATACAAACCAATAACACTCTCATACCCTTCACAATTGAAACAATGTGACAGGTATTCCCATGAATATTCAACATCGTAATCATTACTATCTTCGAAATAGAGGTGTACTAGCACTTTAAGTCCTTCCAATAAAAATCCATCGTCAGATGTGGTGGCATAATTATTACACAGGGCTCCTCTCAGTAACATTAAACCATCTTCAATCCCAGGTGTGTCGATTTCTTCAAAATTATGATGAAAATATCTCAAGAGTGACATGGTGGCGTGATAAGTCAAGCAAGTACAATAAGTTCGGTTATCTATATGGACACATGTGCTAACTCTTTCTATAATACAACTCTTCAAAAATTCACTCTTCTGCTTCTCTATAGGCATATTATTAAAAATTTTAACAAGGTCACATTTAATGTCGTCATCTTCATCAAG